CATCGTCTGCATACTGACAGTTGTGTCCTCTTTTTCGTAGTCTGCCAGCTTCGACCAATCAATGCGTTCTGGCATTTTATCCAGCAACATCTGATATTCTGAAACCTCACATTCCTGATACGGAGCCTGTTGATAAGTATGATCATCATACGGCAAAAACGATACGCCAGACATCTCATCAAAATTCTCATACACAAATGCGCCTACTTCAAACCACTCATCTGCCTTTACATTCACAGTTACAGAAGGCTTATGCTCACACCAGTGACGCTGGTACATCAGCCACATGTTCAACTGCTCAATAGCCGACATATCCGCAGTCACAACTGCGCCCTCTGGAGACTTAACTGGAAAGCTGAATACAGTCGTTTGATCAGGCTTAAAGGCCTCTGGCTCATTCGGGATACCTTGATCTTTCATGAACTGAGTAAGAGGGTCTTTGTTGTCGCCACGGACAGTACGGATGTAGTACGGAGAGTGCCGTGCATGTATTCCACTAGCACTGTCTACTAGCTGCGAAACTGTTCCCGATGGTTTTACGCACGTAATAGCAGCCGACTGCTCTATGCCAAGCCTATCTGCCCACTCTTTGTTAGTATCCACTGCAACCTGTTTGAGATGCTCTAAAGTCTGAGCCAAGCCATTGTTAGCCGTAGTCATCAACGGGTTATCCATAATACCTGTTAGGCTGACACCAAGTAGACGCTCTTCAGAGGTATTCTTCTCCCACACCTTACGAAGATACGGGAACTTAGTGTAGGTAGCCTGTATGGTTCCTAGAATAGTAGCCAGTCTAACCTTGCGCTCCAAGTCCTCTATCGTGTCGGTTGCCCGCACAACTACTTCACTTAGATTGCAAAATTGTCCACCTGTACCGGCAATAGGATTACCAGTCTTTGGATCAGTTCTAGGTCCAGCTAAAATTATCTCCGAACATGGGTTGGTTCCCCATTCACGATTAGGGTCACGGCGTCCATTCTTAGCAGCTTGCTTAATAGCAGCTTGACGATTGAATATCCCTCGTTCTCCTGACCCACTCTCTACTAAGGCAGTCCATTCCCGCATGAAGGACATGCTGTCAGGCTTCTCAGAGTAGGCCACAGAGTTGTTTGCTAATGCGCGTTGCGGGTCATTCTCCCACCACTTACCGCTCTTAGCATGACGCATACGATCATCTGATAGATTGCTCAGGGAAATCATTGCGGAGCGGCGTACACCGCCAACGACGACTACTTCACCTACTTTGCACATTAGATCATGCGCCTCAATAGAAGACAGCTTACGTCCTTGAGCATTCTTAAACGTAGTGACTGCAAAGTTAAACAAATCCACCAACGGCGCTGGGCCAGACGCCCTTCCCCCGAATGTCTTTAGTCGCGCACCAGCCGGTCTTATTTTTTCCACATTCCATTTTGGAATTTCACCAGCCCACAGGAGTGCAAGAACTTGTCTGAAAGCCTTGGCCCAGCCTTCCTTACTATCCCTGACCATCACGATAGTGTCGCTGTAGAAGAGTTGTGGAATTTCTGGGAGACTGTTGATGTATTGCCGCTCGACACTGAAGCCAACACCAGTTCCACACAAGAGAATGTGCATGGCCTCATCGAAGGCTTTAGGGTCATCTACGGCTAGATAACTACAGTTATACATGCATGTATTATCGCGGTTAGCCGCTGCCCCTGCGGTCATCATAGCTCGCATGCTGGGCGTGACTTCTAGGCTCAGTATGGCCTGTTCTATTTCTGATGAATTAAACTCCGCACCTACTTTAGGGCGAACAATGTTATCCATATAGCGAGCTACTGTCTCGCCCCATGTCTCTCTGCGGCCTTCTTCTTCAAGCCACCGAGCATAGCGGCTGGTTGCTATGAAGGTTTGATAGTCGGTAGGTAAGTAATTACTTTTCATATTAAATCTTTCAAATCTGGTTTTTTATAATTCGGACCCTTCTGCACTTTGCCGTCTGGTCCTTTAAGCGGCTTACCGTCTAAGCCCAGCTTGCTCATATTGGATTGGTGTACACGGCGAACTGCTTTGTCTAAATTCCAACCGTATGTGGCTGCGTAACCGTAAATAACGTAGACTAAGTCAGCTAACTCTTTCAGCATGTTTTCAGGGTTATTTCCGTTGCAGCTTTCATCAAAAGCTTCCCCGTATTCCTCTTGAATCATTTTCCAGCGAAAATCTTCAAGCTTCGTACTGAACTTCCATTTCTCGCCTAATGGCTGTTCCATTCTGGAAGCGAAGTCAGATACCATTTCTAAAGGCGATAGATGTCTGTGTTTATCCCAATCATCTGGCATGTCGTGTAGGCCAGCCTGTGGTAGTGGCTCTGCTAGTTCAGCCACTGCGTCGATGTCTTCTTGGGTGATCATTCTTGAAGCTCCTCAATAAGACGATCCAAATACCAGCGGGCCTTTTTAAGATCTTCAATAGGTTTGTCTTTGTAAGGCCAGCGCCAGAGATATTTAAAAGAGTTCTGCCAGCAATATGCTGCGTGAGGTGCTACCCCAGAACCCGATGACATTGCTTCCATGGCGTCGATACATTCGATAGTTTGGTTATAATGGGGTGGGCTGTTGACCATGTCGCGGTCTAACGAAGCCATGCGCTCTTCGGCGTCGAAGTCACGCACCATCAATGAAGCTTCTTCTTAATTGATACGACTTTGCTATTGTGAATAGCCTCTAATAATTCGGTAGCCGCCTCGAATTCAATGTCATCCCCCTCGTCATCTGCCTCAGTCAAATGGCGCATAGTCATGCCTACAAAAGCCAAATAATCTATGCCGGTATTACATTGAGCAGCCATTCCGCGAAGTACGTCTTGGAAGTAGGTTTGCTCTTCTGGCGGGATTGTCATTTTAGCATCGTATGAAACGCCTACATCTATAAGCTCTTCATCATCCCGAACCGTTAAATGTATTGAAAATGTATTTGGGGGTAATTTATTAGTCGCATCCATAAAGGCTACTTTCTCTTAGTTAATTTAAAAAAATGTTCAGCGTCCACAACAGCCAAAGGCTTTTGTCTATTAGCTTTAACAATGGCGAGAGGAGTTGCCCCTTTGGGGCAATTCGCTTGTGCTTGCTCCATCACTTTATAGATGGCGTTTTTGGAGTTACTTTTACACTCCACCGAATAAGGGAATAACTTTCGGGCAGCGGGTGAGAGCAATACATCTTCCCCATTGCTGCCCATTGATGTACTTCGACAATCATCTGGCTGGAGTTTAGGGAAATTAGCTAAAATCTTATCCCTGACCCATTGTTGTAGTAGCCTACCCTTATTCTTGGCACTCTGAGGGGTTAAAGCCATTTCGGTAAAGTCATCAGGGTATAATCACCCCACCCTGTACCGTATTCTTCAGCCTTCTCAGCCGCTGCCATAACATCCAACGTCTGATGCATACGCTCTGTCGCAGACGCCATTAGCTCTGGACTTACAACATGCATGTGGGCGATGTATGGAGCCGCCTTTTCACAGGCTATAAAAGCAAATTCTTTAATATCTAGCTCCGGTACTAAAGAGCATACATACACATAAAAGGCGGCTTGGATATCGTAAGCATACAATTGAGCCTCTCTTGAAAAGCCTTTTGGTGATGCATCCTGAGTTGTTTTTATATCGTAAGCGGTTTGCTCTGACATAGAGTCAGGGCGACATTTGAGCATCAAGTCAGTTCTAGGACATTTTGCAAATATAGAGACTTCGTTTTTACGCTCTGGATGCTCTAAAGCTTGGCGGCAAGTAGTATTAGTTAAAGCGCCTTGTTCTATACGCTTAGAAACATTGTATTCTACTTCCGTAAGAAGAATTTGATCTTCTTGAAGGTTAGACTCCATTTCTTCAAAGGCCTTAGAACGCTTAGTCTTTGGCCCTTTGATTACTAAATTGCGCTCTGGCTCTAATAAGTGGGCATGGACTGCCGATCCCATAGAAAAAGCTGCAGTCTGCTTGCGCTTCTCGCCTTTCCAGTGTGCTAATGATTTTTTATAAACAGCTTTCACTGCGCTAGAGGATATACCACTTTGTTGGTGGTATACCTCGTTACTCATTCCTGTAATTATACCCATCAAGCGACTTGGTAATCTGCTTCTAGCGTATTTACTTCATCCATGATGCGGTCTTGTTCAGCCTCATCAATCGCTTGCATTGTGGCTGCTTTATACATCTCTTCAACACGCCGATTTTCACCAACAACCAATTCAAGTATATGATCGCGGGTTTCTTCGATAAGCTGATCCATCACTAGCTGATTATTAAGCTGGTAATCAAAATGCATAATCCAATACTTCTTCTTATGAACATTTACTTTCTGTTCAATCGACAAGATGCTCTCGAAATCCCACAAGTTTTTACCGTCAGGAACTTTGTTAGATACTTCCGGTGTAAACGCTCCGTAATTTCGGCCTTTACCTTTGAAGATAACAGGTTGGTTCTCTACAACGTGTTCTGTTCCATCTGCAGATTTACCCGTAAACGATACTAGGCCTCTAACAATTCGGTAACAATCTCGCCCACTTAAAGCATCCCTTTCGGGTTGTGTTAAAGACCAGAATGTATCGTAATCGGGTAAACCGCAACAAACGCCGCCAAGTTGATCTCTAGCTTCTGTCTGCTTACCTCTGTTATTTTTGTATTTAACAAGAGTGGATTTGTTGATTAAGCCTGACTCGCCCCAATGCTGCCACTGTACATGACTGCTAAAAGCCCGAAAGCGTACATCACTGGTAGCATGAATATTGTCAGGTGAGCCGCTTGCATATTTTAAATATATGCCGCCCATTTTAAAATCTGGATCATAGTTGATCGCCAGAGTTGGGATCTTGGTAGCAGTACCGCCAGAGCTACTAGCTCCCAAAACATCTGCTATTTCGTTATTAGATAAGTTTGTTTCTTGTAGTGCAATTTGGTCAGTCAAAATACTGTTCCTTTTAGGTTAGACGTTCATTGTAACATTTTGTTAATTGTTACGTCAAGCATATTCGGACTGTTCTAACCAGTTTTTACCCCCACTTATCTCAATGTCGAGGGGAACAACTAGTGAGTATCCAAACCGCTCCTTCGCCTCTTCGCCAACCTTTGTCATAGCATCTGTCAAAATATCTTTAACCTGTTGTAATTCTGGAGAAAAACAATCTACACAAATTGAGTCATGTACCGTGAGAATGAGTTTTGACTTTAGCTTTGCCGCCTTGAACATTCTGAACGCTCTGAGACAGGCAAGCTGCACTAAATCCGCGCTAAAGCCCTGTACCGGATAGTTTAAGATCTGTGTAGCAGAAGTCACCCGATTGTTTCGGGTTCTGACTACATTAGGCCAGAAGTATTGCCGCCCAGAAGGGGTCTGTACGATCCCATTCTTGAGAGTTCCAGTCATCAATTGATCATGCCAAGCGTGTATACCTTCGTATATATCATAGAATCCATCTAGATAGGCCGCTATATGCGGTGGGTGACCGTATGAGGTGCCGCCGAAGAGAGGGAGAAATGAAAAGGCCTTGCTTTGCTGGCGTTCCTCTTTTGTAACCTCTGATGCGCTTTTCTGGTAAATGATACTCGCAGTCTGACTGTGAATGTCTTTGCCTTCGATTATATCAGCTATCCCTTGACCATCTCTGCTTAGTTCACATGCCGTTCTGAATTCTAAGCCAGAGTAATCCGCTTCAACAATTAAATTTTCTGGCCCAAATCTACTGACAATCGCTTTTCTAACAGGAAAACCTCTTTTGGGCATGTTCTGTAGATTTAAGGTTATACCGCCGCCGCTAGAAAGTCGGCCTGTTGCGGTGATGCACTGATTAAAGTTGGGGTGTAGAAGCCCGTTCTCTCTAGTGCCTCGCTCAATGCCCGCAATAAAAGAGTCCAGATATGTGCTGATGGCATTGAGCCGTGCAACTTTGGTAAGAAATTCTACTGCAAGTGTATTGCCCTTGCGCTCTGCCTGAGAAATTAAAGATTTTAGAGTAATCTTATCAGTCTTAAAACCATTGGCAGAGGCATAGCTGGCTGCTTTAGGCTCTAGCTGCAAGCCAGCCACTTCACCTGTAGGCTGATACAACGCCCCTGCCCCATCACAGACCTTACATTTAGTTCTGTTTTTGTACGGATCACCCTGTACTCTAAAAAGCTTACCATTCTTGCGTTTGTTTTTGACTTTATACTTCTGTATTGATCCAACGCCTTGGCAGTCTGGGCATTGTACTGCTTGCGTTTTCTGCATTGGATTAAAGTTAGATCTGATCGAGTCTTTTATTTCTCTATCAGTCATTTTAGGTGGCATGAGAGATTTACCAGCCGCGTTGACGCCAATGTTAAAGGTTAGGATATGCGCGTCACGATTAATCAGATCCAGACTATAGATTACTTTAGTTCTATCTCTGCCAGAGGATAAATTGATGGGCGTATCGCCCATGACTTCCTCTACAATCTCAGTGCATCGTGCTTGGGTTTCAATCTGTTCAGCTAAAAACTTTTGCTTCACTTCTTCCAGAGCAACCTGATCAATTTTCACACCATTCATTTCTATTTCACAAAGAAATAAAAGTGTTTCGTTCATCGATTTTAGTACAGGTAAAAGAGAAGAATTTTCATCTTTAGCGAGATCAATTTGTTGCGATAAATATATCTCTCCACAGGTTTTAACATCCGCAATTCCGTACGCAATTACGTCTGCCAGCGGTATTTTTTCAAAACCAATGCCCTGCTTAAATTGTTCGTCAACAAGATCTGACTTCTTAAAGCTCATAGTGCGGCGTCGAATAGCAGTTTCTTTCAGAGAAATAGCTATCCTTGCCCCTTTGGCTAAAAGATATTCACCTATTAACGTATCATAAATCAAAGGCGGCAACTCAAAGCCCATTTCAAGCAGCCAGCCACAATCAAATTTAGCATTGTGGGCTACTAGTACGTCAGCTTCTGCTAAGTGGGCAGTAAGGCGCTCTATGCCATCAGGCACGCCACACTCCTCATGGAACCAAGTGTCTACATGTACTTCATCAACTGTAGTTTCCCCAAGCCAGCCATACTGAGCCATAACACATTTATTATCAGGATTTTTAGGGCTATTATCTATGCGTCCTTCGATCCACTTCACCGTGACTTCTAAGTCGAGTACAAGTATCTTCAAAAGTCAGGCTCCCCATTCTCATCTAAAATGGGCATCTTGAAAGAGAAATCTCTAACGACTACCGGCTCCGGTTGTTTGGGTATAATTACGCCTAGTTCTCGCAAATATATTTCTATGTGCGGCGGTAGATTATCATACAACATAACGATTGATCTCCCCTTCAAGATTACACTGAACAAGCGTGTGCCTTCCGCTAATCTTGTTTTTCATAATGTTAATATATCTGGTGGGGTCATCAGGGTTGTCGGGGTTATCCGCTTTCCCTATGCCGAAAAGTAAATCCGCTTCCGACTGCTTTGCGACACGACTTCCTTCCAGCATGCTCATAGATAGGCGTGTTCTGCCCTCTGCATCACCCGTTGCCTGACTCATGGCGATGATTGCGGTATTATGTTTTTTGGCTAAAGCGCGTAGCTGAGTATATAAGCTTCTAAGCCGCTGATGGCCTTGATCAAACTTTTCAGTCAGTTCGACTTTATCTGCCATGTCTACGATAACTACACTAAATTCTTCTTTAGCCAGATAGGCGTCAAGGATGTTCATATCCCACCCCTGCGTATCTCTAAATATGATCCGGTCTTTGATGCCAGAGAAGCGAGTTACTGCAGCCGCTGGATCAACCCTGATTTCATCCTCAGTCATGCCAGTGTAAGACTGCAAAGCTCTAAGCTTCACCCTGCGTCCAAATTCTTCGTTACAGATGTAACCGACTTTAGCACCTTGCTGACAAAAACCTGCAGGGCCGCAAGATATCGACACGGCAAAGGCTGTCTTACCAACATTAGAATACGCAGCAACAATCATAAACTCGCCGCGCCCAATCCCATAAACTTCGCGGCTGAGTGTTTCTATATTGAATTTAAATCGGTTGTCGTTGGCTGTTGTAGCCAGCAATTCATAAATGTCATCTGTGACCGGAAGACCAAAGATATCGTCTGGAAGATAACCCGCCGTGACACGCTCGACTAAAGTGTTAATCTTTCCTAGTGCATCCTTATCACCTTGGTTCATTAGCAGTGCTAACTGAGCTATATCATTGGCAACCTCTTGCATCCACAGATTGTTGATGACGGTTGTGCTAATCTCTTCGTCAATATTTTCTGAAGTAGCAATTTCTTGCACTTGCTCTTCGACTTGATCAGCTTGGGCTGGAGTCCACACAGGATGGTTCGACTTCCAATATGCAAACAAATCTAAAGAAGTTATATCCTTCTCAAACTTGTCATGCATTTCAACGATAGAAGTATATATTTCTTTCAGAGTTTCATTAAAAAGATCTGGTCTAAGCTTCGATTTATTTGCCTCATAGAACTCATTATTTAAGCAGTTTTTTAGCAGTGAGTGTTCCAATTTAGTCATTCCTTAGTTGCCTGTAACAATTAGCTACGTGTCAGGGCTAACACACAAGGAGACATAAAAAAAGCCCCAATTTTCATTGAGGCCTTTTTCTTCTAGATTATGAGAAGATTACTATTTTGGTTTGTTTTGTCGGAAAGCCATCTGTTCTAAATCGGGCTTTGCCGCACCTCTACGCTCTTTGATGTTCAAGGCGGTATAGCTTACACATTTATTAGAATTTGAGAACTCTTCTAATATTGCATTTAATTTCTGTTCTATTTTGGCGGCTTCTGTGAAGTTTGCTACTTCAAGATCAGCCAACATAATTGCTCTTAGTTGCATTTGATATTCCTTGATTTTTAACGTCGGTATTATCATCTTCGACGGAATCTTTTTTCGCAGAATTACCTGCGCCTATGTTAAATTTATTTTTAAGGATATTGCGGCGGTGCTAATGCAACTATTGGGCTACCCCAGACAGTGTCACCCACCCAATCTGACGAAGATACAGTTTTCAATTTACTTATAAACCGCAACGATTTTCTGTACGCCGCGCCATATTGTTTTAACAGATAAGACCCTGTCCAGTTATGCTCGACAAGGCTAAAATGGGGGGATGTAAGAGTATTATTCTCCATACAACACCCGTTTAACTTGCTCAGTGTCCAACACTTTTAAGTCTCTCTTAGTTAAACATACACGAATATTACATCCATGCTTCCTAGCTTGTTGTACTGCCTTAATACTTGCGTCCATGTCAAGCACTAAATACTTATCACTGTATTTTTTAAGTGTCTTTGTGATGTTATAGCTAAGTTTAGTTCCTAGCAAAGCTAATCCTACAAAACCTTTTATCCGTGACACTGAACAAGCAGAAGGCACATCTTCTACCATCACAACTTTGTTACCAACGCCTATAGTAATTCCAGATTCAATTACACCGTAAGTGATCCACTTCGGGCCAAAGCCAGACAGTAATCTGCCTACCGCGCCATTAGCATAATAAAAGATTACTCTGTTTTCTGATGGTGCATATCTAATTTTTATTAATTGATTGTTATATGCTTCCAAACTGTTTACCGACTCCAGATAATCTAAAGCGGGTTGGTGGTTTGTTATAGAAGTTGTAATTGAAGGTAAAGGCTTACCTATAGGTTTGTCAGCTTTAATATTGTTTAATCTATTTTTGACATACTCTATCGTTCTATCACCAGTATAGATTCCTTTTCCTTCACAACTGGCTCTAAAGCAATTCCACATTACTGTACCATCAATTTTAGAAATAGATAACTTCTTATCCATATAGCAGAATGGGCAAGTGATTACTTTTCGATCACCTTCTCGCAAAGGTATTCTTTTGATGATATCTAATTGTTCAGAGTAAGTCATATATCTATCTTCTTTAGTTGATTATAAGTCATGTCACCTCGCGGCGACATCCGAAGGATACACGCTTTAACAATATTGTAAATGGGGCAAACAACAATTAGTTAAATGTGACTAAAAGTATTTTTGATTAACAGTTTATCACACTCATAGTATATAAGTCATTGTTTTATATGTAAAAACTGTTTATCAATTGGTCGTAGGTTCGATCCCTACCGCCGGAGCCAAAGTCACTGATATTAAACAATTAATCAGGGTTTTGGCTGAGTAAAAAAAGGAAGAAATTGACGAAAAAGTAATTCCTTTTTTCTTCCTTTTTTCTATAACCGACTCACTTGTATTTTATGTAGACATCTTTAATCGATAGGTTATCGGCTTCTTTTCGGGCATCTTTTTCAAGTACTGTTTTATAAGCCAGCACATTGTCAGTTTTAGAACAGTAATATGTTAGTATCACCGTTCTATATCCGCTTCGCATCATACTCTTCCAGAACGCTTGTGGTGGTCAGAGAAGCCCATGAAATAGGATAGAGCCGTGACATCTCATGGCTGACTAAATTGGCTACTGAGCGTGTCTCCTGTTGAGTGTCAGGTGAGCATCTAAGTACTGCCATTCGTGCAAACGCATCTAGTGACCCAGACCACCAAAACTGCGTCATTAAATTGGCCGGTAATACCATCCGCGCCTGTTCTTCGCAGACGCCTAATTCTAGCAAGTAATTATAGTGAGCCACTGCCTTGTTACATTGTGACAGTGTGGATGCTATCACTTTGTTAGCTGTATCATCTTCAAGTCTATCACCAGAACCTTGCTTCTTATCTTTGACTGACTGTCTCCACCAATCAGGATAAAATATATCCGGTTGAGATTTCACAT